TTTGCTAGAGCAATACTAAGAAAGGCACAAGAAAAATGACATATTTAGATTGGTTTTATGTTTTTATTGGATTTGTCATTGGCTGGAATATTGATAACTTTTTGAATTTTTTATTAAGAAAGGCACAAGAGAAATGAGTTTAGAAAAATTAGATGAAGACAGAGTAGAAAAGGCGTTGATTTACCTATCAACTACAGACGAAGACCATGCAGTATTGGGATCTGAAGTAAAAAGGCTTGAAGAAGGCATTAAACAAGCCAAGGCGCATTCTTTTCTTGTAGCTGAAGGCACAGTAGCAGAAAGAGAAGCAAAAGCCGTAGCGAGCCTTAAATTTGATAATGCCGTTGAGCTTTGGACTGAGGCTTATCGTGACTTTAAAATTTTAGATAACAAACGCAATACCGAAATTCGAATTACCGAACTTTGGCAAACTTTATCCTCCAACCGTAGAAAAGGAACAATATGAAAGACTTCAGCGTACCGTACTTAACAGTTAAAAGGCTTTTGGATGAATATTACCGAGCTATGATCCATCAAGATCAGGCTTTGGCGGTTGGTATAGCCAATGAGTTGGTAGAAAACGCTTTAAGGCTTGAGGATATTGCTCATGACCACAATTAGCTTAACTGATGCGGAGATATTTTTTGCTGCTCAAATCGGAATGATGCGACAGATCGAAGATATTCAAAGAAAAAAGAGATCCAATACTGGGGAAACTCAGTTTGGAGCTTGGCAAAGGCATATTGAGGGAGCTTTAGCGGAATGCGCTTTTGCCAAACACTTAGGTCTTTATTGGAGCAAAACTAGCTGGCCACATCCTGATGTAGGCGATTCAGAAGTCAGATCAACTCCAAGAGATTGGGGAGATTTGCGTATAAAACCTGATGATCCTGATGATCGGAAATTTTATTTGCTTACAGGAATCAATGGAACTTATACAATCAGAGGATGGATTTATGCTTTAGAAGGCAAAAAACCTGAATATTGGAAAAGAGTTGATAAAGATCGAGAAGAGCAATTTTGGTGTCCTCAAGCCAACTTGCATCCTCTAGGATCTGAAAACAGCATTCCAGCTCCTGTAACTGAGAAGTCTTTTGATAATTGGCTAGATGGCGATGAACCGTTCTGAAAGAGAACACTATGCAAAATTGGCACGATTGGGCTGCATATTGTGCAGGCAAAATGGAATTGAAACAACCGATACACCAACTGAGATCCATCACGTTAGGAGGTATGGCGGATCTAGAAATAACGCCAAAGCCATTCCATTGTGCGCCTACCATCATCGGCTTGGAGATGCCAGTTATCACAGCTTGGGTGCTAAAGGATTCACTAAATACTGGGGAATAAGTCCTGAACAGTTGATAGAAAAAACCGATGACTTACTACAAAAAACGAGTTGATGAAAATCAAAAAACAATTATTCACACGTTTATCGCTCTTGGCGCTAGTGTGCTTAATTTGTCTACTGTGGGTCGTGGGTGTCCTGATTTGCTTATTGGGTACAAAGGAGTCAGTTGCCTCGTGGAAGTTAAGCGTGATACCAAAGCCTCCTACACAGAGCCTCAGATCAAGTTTATGCAAGAATGGCGTGGAGGAGCAATAAGTCGAGTTGATTCTGTCGATGCTGCTATTAGATTAATTAAGATGCTTGACAATTCCAACCATTAGAAGAAAATGTCTAAACTAGAATTTTTCTAGTCTTTTTGATCAAAAGGAACATCATGAAAGTAATTAAACAAGACTTTGTAGGCTCTAAAGGTATGTCAGGCGAAAAAATGCCAAAAGGCGTAGCTAAAGCTGACACCAAAGGTGAACGTAAAGAATCTATGCGTAATGGCGTAGCAATGGGCAAAGAAGATATGGTTGGTAAGGACAAATTGTTCAATACTGGTCGTACTGAAGGCGTTTGCTACGAGCATGACCGTAGTAACTATCGTTAAAAAAGCGAAATGCCTTGCACGGACAAGGCATCTCTAACCACTAGTAATCGGAGAACTAATGGCTGGAAATAATTCTAAAGAATGCTGTAATTCCTGTATATATTTCTATGATGCTGAAAGCAACATCATGGGAACTTGCAGACGTTATCCAACTTATCAAAACCGACATGGTTCTGATTGGTGCGGAGATTTTGCCAAAACTCCTCCAAATCCTGTATTTGAAACCATGATTCAAGACATGGAAATACAATTTATTTCCGAGGAAAGCGTAGAAAAGCGCAAAAAATTAATAGAAGAAGCTGGAAAAACCGAGCCTAAACCTAGAGGCAGACCTAAAAAGGTTCAATCATGAGTTCTGTAGCGCATATCACTATAGAAGTTAACGATGATGGTTGCGTGGAATTTATCTGCAAAACCAACGGAGATGATCGTGCAAGCGAAATAATGCAAGACGTAATGATTATTGTTGATCGCTTAAACGCTGCAAACCGAATCGATGAAACCCAACATTTTAGGATGCAATAATGAACTTAAAACCACTAGGCGATAAAATCGTTGTAAAACCAATTGAACGTGTAAAAAGTCAATTAATTCAAGTAGTTATGGATGAAGTTGACAATATGGGAACTGTTGTTGCTGTTGGAACTGGTAAGAAATTGCCGAATGGAAGACGTGAAGTAATGCCTGTAGAGGTCGGAGCTTTTGTTCGTTTCGGAACTATGGCAAAAGACAAAAAAGACGAATATTTGAAATTTACTGAATATTTCGAAGATAATGAGCGTTATCTAATCATGAGCTGGCAAGATGTCTGCTTCATGCAGGAGGAGCAAAATGCTTAAGAAAATATTAAATTGGTTTAAATCTGAAGCTCAAAATTATTCAGAAGCTAATAAAGTTCCTGATTTTCCAGTAGTCAAAACTAAACCAGCTTTGAAAAAAGCTACGACTAGGAGTAAAGAAATGGCAAAAAATGGTTTATATGCAAATATTCATGCTAAACAAGAGCGCATTAAAAAAGAAAAAGCTGAAGGTAAACCAGTAGAGAAAATGCGTAAAGTTGGTACTAAAGGCGCTCCTACTGCTAAAGCGTTCAAAGAATCTGCAAAGACTGCAAAAAAGTAATGGCTACTAAACACGACAAACCTATTCCACATAAAACGACAGGAAAAGGTAAAACCTACAATCCGACTGAAAAAGGCGCTGGTATGACTGCTAAAGGTAGAGCAGAATACAACGCCAAGAATGGCAGTCATTTAAAGCCTCCTGCGCCTAATCCTAAAACGGAGAAGGATAAAGGTAGAAAAGCCTCCTTTTGTGCAAGAATGGAAGGAGTTGTCAAAAAGGCAAAAGGCGATGCGCCTAGAGCCAAGGCATCACTTAAAAATTGGGGATGTAAATAATGCCATTGAAAAAATCAACCAGTAAAAAGGCTTTTGTTTCTAATCTGAAGGAAGAGCTGAAAGCAGGAAAACCAAAAGCTCAGGCTCTCGCTATTGCTTATTCAGAAAAGCGTGAAGCAGCTAAGAAATCAACCAAGAAAGGTAAAAAATGATCAATTTAAACCACACTCTCGCTGAGGTAGAGCTAATGCTCAAACATCTAGGTAATGCAGCTTATGCTGAAGTAGCTCCATTGATTGCCAAAATCCATTCACAAGCATTACCACAAGCTCAAGCTATTCAAGCAGCATCAGTTGAACAACAAGCTGAAGTAGGAGCAGATCCAACTCCAGTTGTATTGGGTACTCCTGAGCCTACAGATGCTCCTGTAAATCCTGAACAAAACGTAGCCTAATGTCTGATACTCCTAACGCTGTAGGTAGACCTTCTGCCTATGATCCTAAATATTGCGAGGAAGTGATTGCGCTTGGAAAGCTAGGCAAATCACGAGAGCAAATTGCTGGAAAGTTAGGAGTTACTTACAGAACAATCCTGCGTTGGATGGAAGATCACGAAGAATTTTGTCATGCCTTGGAGGAAGCGAAGATCCAAGAGATGATTTGGTGGGAAGATCATGCTCAAAGCTATCTTGTAGAGCATAAAGATGGAGAGCGATTGAACGTAGGACTATGGTCTAGATCAATGGCTGCAAGATTTCCTAAGAAATACTCAGAAAAACTTAAGCAAGAGATAACTGGTGCTGATGGCGCTCCACTAATCAAAGGCTTAGAACTGTCTTTTGTAGATGCAGATCCAAGTCGATTCGAAGATCGCTGAAGCGGTATCGAAAATACGCTTCCCAAGGAAGTTTGAAGGTTTATTTGATCCTCCTTCAGCTCGTTACCGAATTTATTATGGTGGGCGAGGAGGCGCAAAATCATGGTGTTTTGCACGAGCTTTATTAGCTAAAGGCACTAGAAAGCCTATGCGTATTCTTTGTGCTCGTGAATTCATGACTTCCATGAAGGATTCGGTTCATAAGCTGCTATCAGACCAAATCTATGAGCTAAATCTAGAGTCTTTCTACGAGATTACTCAGACCACTATCAGAGGCAAAAATGGTACTGAATTTCTATTTGTAGGCATTAAAAACAATACCAACAACGTAAAATCTATCGAAGGAATCGATATTTGTTGGGTGGAAGAAGCCTCCTCAGTCAGCTCCAATTCATGGTCGGTTTTAATTCCTACGATCCGTAAAGAAGGCTCTGAGATATGGGTTAGCTTCAATCCTGAGCTGCCAACAGACGAAACTTGGAAGCGCTTTGTGGTTGCTCCTCCTGAAGGAGCTGTAGTCGTTAAGGTCGACTATAAAGATAATCCTTGGTTTCCTGAAGTATTGGATTTTGAGCGTAGAGCGCTAAAAGCACGAGATCCAGCAGCTTATGCCAACGTATGGGAAGGCATTCCTAGAACTCAGATAGATGGCGCTATTTTTGGCAAACAAGTCGAATTTGCTGAGATAGACGGTAGGATCACCAATGTTCCATATGATGCAACCAAGCCTGTTTTTACTGTGTGGGATCTTGGTTGGGCAGATAATACGAGCATATTTTTTTTCCAATTCATAGGTCAGTCTATCCATATCATTAGATATTTGGAAAACAACCAGCAGACAATAAGCTGGTATTTAGCGGAGATACAGAAGTTTGGATATGTCTATGACACACATTATTTGCCTCATGATGCATCAGCAAAGAACTTGGGAACTGGAAGGTCTATTGAAGAAATATTCCGAGCTTCAGGAGCAAAAATACAAATCCTTGAGCGAGTTCCTGTTGTTGACTCAATAAATGCTGCAAGAACAATATTCAATAAATGTTATTTTGATAGGCAAAAATGCGAAGATGGTCTAAACTGTCTAAGGCATTATCGGTATGATGTCGATCCTGAAACTGGTATGTTTAGTCAAAAGCCTATTCATGACCAATATTCTCATGGAGCAGATGCATTCCGAATGCTTGGATTAATGGTCAATGAGCCTCGTAAGCCAAGACCAGTTAAGAAAAATTATGCTCCTATGGGAAGCTGGATGGGATAAATATGGCAGATTACGATAGCATCAATGACATGGAAAATGATGGTCGTATTGAAGAAGCTAAACAGTTTCTCCGACTATGTGGCGATGCTGACTCAAACAATCGAGCAGAAGCTCTTGATGATGTCAGATTTGGAATTGGTGGTGATCAGTGGCCAGTTGAAACGCAAAACAGTCGCAACTTAGAAGCAAGACCTTGTTTAACCATTAATAAGCTATCAGCTTATATCAGTCAAATATGTAACCAGCAGCGCCAGCAAAGACCGAGAATTAAAGTTCATGGAATGAACAACGAATCTGATGCAAAACTTGCTGAAATCCTTACAGGCGTTTGCCGTCACATTGAAGTTCAATCCAATGCCGATCATGCTTATGATGAGGCTTTCAAATACGCAGTAACAATGGGTTGGGGATATTGGCGTATCACTACCGATTATTCATCTCCTGACAGCTTTGAGCAAGAAATCTACATCAAGCCTATTGAGAATCCATTTACAGTCTATTTCGATCCTAATTCACAACTTCCTGATGGTTCAGATGCTGAGAAGGCTTTGATCACTACAGTCGTAAGCAAAAAGAACTTTAAGACTATGTATCCTTGGGCAGAGATTGATCAAGGTTTTAGTGCTCGTGGAACTGGTGACACCAACAACGAATGGGTAATGAAGGAAGATATTCGTATTGCTGAATACTTCTATACCGTAAAGAAAAAGACCAAATTGGTTCTATTGTCTGACGGTACAAGCGTTTATGAAGATGAGCTTCCTGATGCTGAAATGATGAAGTTGGCTGGTATTTTTGAAGTCAATCGCAGAGATTCTTATAAGAAGGAAATTCATTGGTGCAAGCTAACAGCTATGCAAATCCTTGAAGAAGGTATTTGGGCTGGTAAATACATTCCAATCGTTCCTGTGTATGGTCAGCAAGCCATTATCGATTCTAAGCATAAGAAATTTGGTATTGTGCGTATGGCAAAAGATCCACAGCGTATGTATAACTATTGGGCAACCAGCCTTACCGAGTCTGTAGCTCTTGCTCCTAAAGCCAAGTGGATTATGGCAGAAGGTCAAGATGAAGGTCATGAAAATGATTGGGCAATGGCAAACGTCAAGTCAATGGCGTATTTGACCTATAAGCAAACAGACATTAGCGGTAAAGATGCGCCTCCTCCACAGCGTATGCAACCTGAGCCTCCTCCAGCAGGAGTAATGGCTGCGCTTCAAGGTATGAGCGCTGACTTGCAAGCTGTAGTTGGTATCTTTGATCCGTCAGAGCTGCCTCAAGGCAATATCTCAGGCAAAGCATTAGCTGGTCAGCAGCAGCAAATCGATATGGTTAACTACCATTATTACGATAACTTGACTCGCTCCATTGCCTATACTGGTCGCATCATTTTGGATCTTGTTCCTAAGATTTACGATACAGAGCGTGTATTGCGAATTATTGGTGATGACGGAAAACCTGAGCTAGTGACGTTGAACCAGCGTTCAACTGACGAACAAGGTGTTGAGAAAATTCTGAACGATGTTTCTGTTGGCAAATACGATGTTGTGATGGAAACAGGACCAGGCTACAACTCCAAGCGCCAAGAAGCAGTCGACTCAATGATGACATTGCTAACTGCTGATCCTAATCTGATGCAGCAAGCTGGTGACTTAATCTTCCGTAATATGGACTTCCCTGGCGCAGACATCATTGCGGATCGATTGGCAGCAGTCAATCCTATGGCACAAATTGACGATAAGTCAGATGTTCCTCCACAAGTTCAGATGCAGCTCAAGCAAGGCGCAGCTCAAGTTCAGCAATTACAGCAACAAGTTCAGCAGCTACAGATGATGATCAAGCAACGTCAAGATATTGAAGGCGTTAAGCAAGAAGCTGAAACCAAACGCAAGCTCATGGAAGTTACAGCTAGAGCGCATGATATTGAAATGTCCAACGAAACCAAGCGGAGAGATACAGATGCTAGAGTTCAAGTTACAGCAGAAGATACAGCAGTTAAAACTCAAACTCAAATCGATATTGAGTACATTAAAGGTCAATTTGCAATGCTTTTGGCGCAAATAGACTCCCAAGCTCGTAGAGGAGCTGCAATTGAAACCGAAGAAAGAGCAATATGAAAAGTCCAACACTAGGAACAAGACTTATCAAGAAATTTGGTGATGAGCCTCATCGTGCAGAAGTAAGGCACAACAAGGAATGGGAAGAGTATCAAGTTCACCATTATGAAAATGGCAAACATATGGGCGAAGGGCCTGTGTCCTATCATGGTGATGACAAGGAAGATGCCTTTGATACAGCAAAAATGGCTTACGAAGAACGTGCAAAAAAACGTGAAAAAATGGAGAAACCTAGTCGTTCTGTGGTGACTTCAGAAAATCGTGAAGAATTCATTAAAAAAGCTCTTAATAAGAAAAAATAATGGCTACCGTAACCAGCGCCAATAGAGAAGAGTTCAACCGTCAAGAGATGGAGAAGCGTGGATTGCTGCAAAAACAGCATCCACAGCCTAATATCAACGATCTGAAGCGTGAATTTGATGCAGCTATTGCTTACCATAGGTCATTACCAACTAAAGAGCGTGTAGCGAACAGTAAGAAGGCTGCTGAAGTAATGGCATCGCATATTGGTCGCAATAAAGAAGGCAAAGTCATCGATTTATTAAGCCAAAACCGTAAGCTCCAAAAGGCTGGCGGTAAAGGTGAAGTAGAAATGCCTGATGGAAGAGGCGTGGAAACTACTGGTTTATCGCTTTCTCCTGCTTATGAGGAAGGTAAATTCAGCACTTGTCCTAATTCCAAGTCTTGCAAAAAGGAATGTCTAGGAAAGACTTCAGGTGGTTACTTCCAATTTGGTGGTGGTCGTGATCTTGAAGCTATGCTCGGCCCAAGGCTCGCAAACTTTAAAAAAACTCAGGCATTGCTGCGAAATCCTCGTGAATTTGCAACTCGCTTATACGATCAGATCCAAGTAGCTAAAACATTGGCAGAATATGAAGGAAATCACTTAGGAGTACGCTTAAACGTACTGTCTGACTTGCATCCTAAAATGTTCCAATCGTTGATGGAAGCTCATCCTGACGTGACTTTTTACGATTACACCAAGAACAATAGCAAACCAGTTGCTCCTAATCACCATTTAACCTACAGCTCTACAGGCGTAAGCCAACCAGCAGGACACAATGGCGTTAAGGTTGATATTGATAATGAGCATCAAAACTGGCATTCCATGCGTAATAAGCTGGAACAAGGTCAGAACGTGGCGATGGCATTTAGTCATTCCAAAGCCATTCCTGAAATCGTTCATGACGAAGAAACTGGTAAGAAATACAAAGTAATTAGTGGTGACGAGCATGATTTTAGACCTTTGGATGAAAAAGGCGTAATTGTCGGTCTAGCTCGTAAAGCTGCAACTCATGGCGATAAAACAGCAGCTAAAAACTCTAATGGCTTCTTTGTTCATTACGAACCACAGTTTAAAATGGAAGGCGGTAAGCAAGTTAAGGATGAAGACGGTAATCCTATTGCTACCAATAAAGAAGTCAGAATTGCCAAGCAAAAGCGTGGAAATATCATTCTCAACAATAATGGAGAAGTGGAGAAATAATGCCTACATCAGAAAACGGTCTTGGAATGGAAGATTATTTGCAACAATTCCATAATTACGAACATCATTATCAAGACGAAGAACATACAAAACCTGAATGGTATGAGCTGCCTAAAAAGCAAGCTGCTCCTAAAGATGATCAGCAGCAAACTTCACAGCAAGCTCCACAGCAAATGCCTACTGGAAATTCATTAGCAAATATTGCTGGAATGTCTTAAATAATATTGCACTTGATTTTTTAGTGTAGTAAAACTGTTTATGTATTACCTACCATTGGGTTCAATGGGTTAATTCTTGAGGAAAACTCATGTCAGATCGTGAAGCAGGAAATGTAGTAACAAGTGAGAATTTAGTTGAATGGAACATGAATCGTCTTGGTTTAGCTACCGATGATGCTCCAGTTGAGGCTGCTGAAACAGTTGAGGAAACTCCTGTAGAAGCAGAGCCGATTGAAGAAGCAGAAGGTGAGAGTGAACAAGAGAATGAACCTGAAACGAAAGCAACAGAAGAACGGAAACAAAATCCTAAACTCGAAAAACGGTTTTCAGAGCTAACTAAAGCAAGGAAACAAGCAGAAGAAAACGCTGCTAAAGCCCAAGCTGAGAAAGAAGCGCTGGAAGCTAGACTTAAGGAATACGAAGGTCGGTCAACACAACCAAAACAAGTTGATCCGATTGGAGCAGAACCGAGAGCAGATCAGTTTGATGATGCCTTTGAATATGCGAAGGCTTTAGCAGAATGGTCTACCGAGAAGGCTTTGTATGAGCGTGATCAGCAAGAAGTCAATCGCAAACTTGAAGAAGAGCGATCCAAAGTCCTAAAGGCTTGGAACGACAAAATTGAGAAAGCGAAAGCCGAATTGCCTGATTTTGATGAAATGGTTGCTTCTAGTACGGTACAAGTAAGTGATGCCGTAAGAGATGCGATTCTAGAGAGCGATACAGGAGCTGAAATCTTGTATCACCTAGCATCAGATGACGATTACGCTAACAAGTTGTCAGCAATGCCAACTGCAAAGGCTTTGAAAGAGATTGGGAAATTGGAAGCTAGATTTGAGCGTAAAGAAGCTCCTGTCGAAGCCAAACCTAAAGCTGTTGCTAGGCAGTCAAAAGCGCCTAGTCCAATTAGTCCTATTAGAGGAACTGGAAGCGCAATGGAATCTCCTATAGGCTCAGATGGTGAGTTTCATGGAAGTTACCAAGCGTGGAAAGAAGCTCGTAGAGCTGGTCGAATTAGGTAATTAATTTTTTTAATTTAAAAAAGGAATTATCGTGAGTAATAATTTATTAACCATTAGCAAGATCACTAACGAGGCCCTTATGGTTCTCGAAAACGAACTAACTTTCACTTCTGAAGTTGATCGTAATTATGATGATCAGTTCGCTGTTGTTGGGGCCAAGATTGGCGCAACCGTTAACGTAAGAAAACCTGGTCGTTTCATTGGTACTACAGGCCCAGCGCTTAACGTAGAAGACTTCAACGAAACTTCAGTTCCTGTAACTTTGTCAACACAGTTCCATGTGGATACCCAATTTACTACCCAGGACTTGGCTTTGAGCTTGGATATGTTCTCTGATCGTGTATTGAAACCAGCCGTAGCTGCTATTGCCAACAAGATTGATCGTGATGGTATGCAACAAGCTGCTTCAAACACAGCAAACATCGTTGGTGTAGCTGGTACTCCTCCAACTGGTTTGATCACTTACCTGACTGCTGGTGCTTACCTTGACTCTGAAGGCGCTCCTCGTGATGGTCGTAGATCATGCATCGTTGAGCCATTCACATCTGCAACTATCGTTGACAGCTTGAAAGGTTTGTTCGTTCCACAAGAAGCAATTGGCGAACAGTATCGTAAAGGCTTGATGGGTCGTGATTCTGCTGGCGTTAACTGGAAACTTGACCAAAACGTGGTAGCACAGACATTCGGTAGCTATTCAGGTAACACTTTATCTGCTGATACAACTGCTGCTGTTGGTTATTTGACTTCAGGTTGGGCTTCTTCATCTACCATTCAAATCAAAGCATCTTCTGCTTCTACATTGAATGCTGGTGACACATTCACAATCGCTGGCGTTTATGCAGCCAACCCACAGAATCGTGCAGCTTACGGTTCTAACAAGTTGCGTAACTTCGTTGTATTGTCTACAACTTCAGTAGGTACTTCAGCTACTAACATCACAGTTTCTCCTGCTGTTATTACTGCTGGTCAGTTCCAAAACGTAGTTGTTGGCTCTACAAGCACAACTGCTGTTGTAACTCCATTCAACAACACAGGCGCAGTTTCTCCACAAAACATCATGATGCATCGCAATGCCTTTACATTAGCAGTAGCTGACCTGGAACTTCCTGAAGGAGTTCATTTTGCTGGTCGTGCTTCTGACAAAGAAATTGGTCTGTCAATGCGTGTAGTTCGTCAATACACCATAAATAACGATTCCATTCCGACTCGTTTAGATGTTCTGTATGGTTGGGCAAACTTGTATCCTGAATTAGCTTGCCGTATCGCAGCTTAATTTTTTAACTAATAAAGGAATTTAATCATGGCAAATCCAGGACCAGCAACAACTCAATCAACTCATCCATCGAACCTAAACAGTCAACAAGCTCTGCGTGTTGTAGCTGTTCAAAAAGGCTTAAGCGTAGCTGCTTTGGGTGATATTCCAATCCAAGTAAACAATAGCTCACTTTTTGTTCCAACATCAGTTGTAGTTGCTAACGCAAACAACAACGGTGCAACACAATCAGTAGCTTCTGTTGTTTTGGGTGTTTACACAGCAAAATCACAAGGTGGTAATGCAATTTTGACTTCAGCAGCTTTAAGTGGTCAAACTACTCCATCTTATGTAACTGTTTCAGCAACTTCTACTCCTAACACAGCAGAAACTGTTCAAACATTGTATGTAAATATCTCATCTGCAACAGCAACTGCAACTGTAGACATTTATGTTTATGGTTACGATTTGAGCCCAGGCTATTTCTAATTAAAAGTTAGAAAAAACCAAAAAGAAGCATAGGAAAGCCATCCCAAAAAGGTGGCTTTTCTTTTATTAAGCAATATAATTAAAGAGCCTAATTAGGCTTTCTTTGCAAAGGAAAAATTATGTCTAGCACTACCGTAACTCGTGGTAATTCACACGAAACTTTCTATATCGTTCCAACTTTAGACAATACTTCTAACTCTTTAGCTGCCAACACTACTACTGCTGTAACCTATAACGTAGCTGGTCTTCAAACTAGCGACATCGTACAAGTTATTGGTTATAACGGTTCACAAACTGCTGGTGTTGTTGTTGCTGAAGCTGATTGTTTAACTGCTGGCGTTTTAACTATCCAATTTGGTAATTTGACTGCTACTGCTACTTTAAAACCAGCAAGTGGTGCTTATACAATTCAAGTTGTTCGTCTAGAAGGCGCTCCAGCTCCAACTAACGCTGCTTAAGGAAAAATTATGGCAAACGTATCGGCTTACCGTTTTGTCGGCCCGACTACAGCTATTTCGGTTTCAGGAACTAGTTCAACTGCTGTAACGATCACTCCTAACGGAAACGATCAGGTTAACTTTTGCGGATTCCTAAATACTGGTGCTAATCCTATAGCTATTACTATTGCTCCTGCTGGAGGCGCTGCTGGCGCAACAGCAGCAGCAGCAGTTTTACCTACTGGTGGCAATACTAGTCAGAGCTTTGTGTTGGGTACAGGCATGAATCAACCAACAGTTTTAGCAGTTCCTCCTGTGTTTTCGATTACTTGTATCGGAACTAGTGGAACTTTGTATGTAATGCCTATGGTAGATCAGAACTAAGGAAATAAGATGGCTGGCATATCCAATTCAGCAGTACAAAACTTACTGCCTGTTCAGGCGTATTTTAATGTAGACGGTAGTTTTAATACTTTTATTGGTCAAGGTCAGCCATTTTATGCAACTCCTAATCCACAGCAGTCAGGATTAAGCATTATCAATAGCACCATTAATAGTACAACTATTGGTGCTACAACGCCTTCTACTGGCGCTTTTACAAACATCAGCACTACAACTGGAACTATTACAACTCCTGCTTCTAGTGCAAACGATATTGTTAACTATTTGACTCTTCAGTCTTATGCTGTTGGCATTAGTTGGAAAGCTCCTGTAACTGTTGCAACATTGTCAAATATTACTCTTTCAGGAACACAAACAATTGATGGAGTAGCTGTTGTTGCTGGCAATACAGTATTGGTTAAAAACCAGTCAACATCATCACAAAACGGTATCTATCAAGTAAATGCTGGTGCTTGGACATATGCAACTGGTTGTACAACTTGGTCGCAATATGTAAGCGCATTGGTATTCGTAGAATACGGTTCACAAAATGGTTCAGCTTGGTACTGTACAGCGCAACCAGGCGGTACATTAGGCACAACAGCTATGAACTGGAGCAATTTCAGTACGGCTGCAAACTATACTGCTGGAACAGGCTTAACTCTTACTGGGTATCAATTCAGCATTACCAATACTGGAGTAGCTGCATCTACTTATGGATCAGGAACTGCAACTCCTGTATTTGCTGTAAACGCTCAAGGTCAAATTACTAGCGTTACAAATACAACAATTACTCCTGCAATTGGAAACGTAACTGGTTTAGCAACAGGAATGACTACATTCCTACAAACTCCTACATCAGCGAATTTGGCTGCTACAGTAAGCGATGAAACAGGAACAGGAGCATTAGTATTTGCTAATAGTCCAACATTTATTACTCCTGCTTTGGGTACTCCTGCAAGCGGTGTTGTAACAAACTTAACTGGTACAGCAAGCATTAATATTAACGGTACTGTAGGCGCAACCACTAGAAATAGCGGTGACTTTACTACTTTAAGCGCTAATACTGTTACCAGCACAACTCCAGTATTGAGTTTTAATGCTTCTAATAGCATAGCTTCTTTTGGATCTACAACTAGCGGTTCTTACAATCAGCTTGTTATTCAAAATAAATCTACTAGTGCTGGATCTTCTGCAAATTACGTTATTTCTAACGATTTAGGAACAGATAGCACATATTATGGTGAGTTCGGTATGAATTCATCAATATATAGTGCATCTACACCTAGCGATTTCTTTAGCATTAATAATGGAATTTACTTTTCAGGTCATGATGGTGATATAACAGTTGGTTCAGGAAATGGATATAAGCATTATTTTGCTTGGGGAACAACTGGTCAATCAGCTCACGTTATAAATGCTTCAGGTGCAATAGGTTTATCTACAAACTTAGGCACAACTCCAGCATTAAGCGGAACAACTGGTTACGGTACATCAGGTCAAGTATTAACAAGCCAAGGATCAAGCGCAGCTCCTACTTGGACTACTTTATCAGGAATGGTATATCCAGCAGCAGGAATTCCAAATTCAACTGGATCAGCTTGGGGAACTTCTTACAGCACAACTGGTAGCGGTACTGTAGTTGCTTTAGCAACTTCACCAACTTTTGTTACTCCAGCTTTAGGAACTCCATCTTCAGCAACTTTAACCAACGCTACTGGATTGCCTATTTCTACTGGTGTTAGCGGTCTTGGTACTGGAGTTGCAACAGCCTTAGCGGTTGCTGTAGGCTCTGCTGGTGCTGTAATTACTAACGGTGGAGCATTAGGTACGCCATCTAGCGGTGTAGCTACAAACTTAACTGGTACTGCTTCAGGTCTTTCTATTGGCGGTAATGCTGCAACTGCAACAACAGCTACAACAGCTACAAACGCAACAAATATTGCAATTACTGACAATACAAGCTCTGCATCTACTTATTATCCAGTTTTATCTTTAAATACAACTGGAAACAATGCTGCAACAACATCTTCTACAAAATTAAGTTTTGTTCCTTCTACTGGTACATTAACAGCAACAAACTTTGTAGGAAATGGATCAGGATTAACTGGTGTTGGTGGTTTTCCTGCTGGTACTGCAATGCTTTTCCAACAAACTTCTGCTCCTACTGGTTGGACTAAAGTAACAACTTATAACGATTATGCTTTGCGTATTGTTAGCGGAACTGCATCTACTGGTGGTTCAACTGCATTTACAACAGTATTTACAAACCAAACGCCTACTATTAACGTAAGCGGTTTGAGTGCTGGCGCTACAACGCTTTCATTATCACAAATTGCGGCACACAGTCATTCTACGCAATATTATGTTCAAAATGGCTGTTCTTACCCAAGATGCCCAGCCAAACCTGCGCTTACAGGATTTGCTCAACCTTCTTCATCCTTTTCAACTGATTCTCAAGGTGGCGGTAGTTCGCATAGCCACTCTATTTCAGGTTCAGCAACATCATCGGCAGTTACATTAAATGTTCAATATGTAGATTGCATCATTGCAACTAAAAACTAAAGGATAAAAGTGAAGATAGAATCCAAGTCAAATTGTCCATTAAACGGATTTCAACCATGTAAATTGTGGGAATGTTCATGGTTTATTGAAGTTAAAGGAAAGCATCCTCAAACTGGAACTGATGTAAATGAATGGGGATGTGCAATAGCTTGGATGCCAGTAATGATGATTGAAAACAGTCAAATGCAAAGACAAACTGGAGCTGCGGTTGAATCATTTAGAAATGAAATGGTTAAAGCAAATGAAACAAGTCAAAAAGTTTTATTAGCTGCTGCTGGTGTTCCTGAAATGGCACAAACTATGATTTTGGAGAATAAATAATGAATTTAACCATTATTAATGCAGATAAAGCGGTTTATGTAGATGGCGCAGTTTTAATTGGGCTTGATTTTTCTTCTGTCGGGATTCCTGACAATGTTCATGCTTTGCAATGGAAAGTAAATCTTGGGTGGATTGAATATATAGAAAATCCTGATTTTACTAAACCAGCTAATGAAATAATTAATGAATTGCCTAATTGGGCTAATAATTGCGTTACGGTTTATAACACACAATTTGCTGCCATTGAAGCAGCACAAGCAGCAATGATTAAAGCTGCACAAAATAATCAACCAGTAACAACTGGAACACAAACTATATGAGTATAAAAAATGTAACCATTCCTTTTAGTAAAGTTGTTCAAATTGAACCAAAATTTCAATTTATTTACGATGGCGCAGCAGTTAATATTTTTCATGCAAATAAAGGACAAGGATTACAGGCGCACAATCATTCATATTCTCATGTAACCATGTGTTTGAATGGCTCTTGCGCTATAAGAAAAGAAGGAAAAGAAATTATAGCTACAAAAAATACACAACCAATTAATTTGGTAGCGATTGAATGGCATGAAATTGAGGCTTTAGAAGATGGAACTGTATTTATAAATTTGTTTGCAGAAAACAAATATTAAAGAGAAAAAAATGTTTACATGGAAAATTTTAGGAATTACCTCTGAAGCTAAATCGGTGCATTATTTATTAATTGCAACTGATGGTAAAAATTCAATAGAAACTGAAGGAAATCATATTTTTTCTGAAGGTACTGTAAACAAGCCTTTTTCTGAAATTGTTGAGCAAGATTTGATCAATTGGATTGAAAATGATGCTCCAATTGAAATTAAACAAAATCTAGAAAATCAATTAAAAACATTGGAAAATGATCAAAAAGTAGAAATGCCTTGGTTGGCAAATACTTTTACGATTTAAGGACTAAAAATGACTCAACCATATGACATTATTACTAGAGCTTTAAAAGACATTGGAGCTTTAGAAGCTGGCGAAAGTCCTACTGCTGATGCAGCTCAAGATGCTTTTGATATGCTCAATGACATCCTTGATCAATGGTCAAACGAAGACATGATGGTTTCCTACAAAACAGAAATCATTTTTCCAATCGTAAATGGTCAAACTCAATACACTATCGGTCAAGGAGGTGAAATTGGGTCAAACTTTACTGGTACTTTTACAGGAAATACGCTTACTGTAAACACAATTAATTCAGGAGCTATTGCTCTTGGAATGACTCTTAGCGGATCAGGAGTTAGCTCAGGAACAACAATTGTTGCTTTTAAATCAGGCGCTGGCGGTAATGTAAACGAAGCTGGTACTTATACTACAAATACCAGTCAAACTACTGTAGCGCCTATATTTACTGGCTCTATTTCAGGTACAACTCTTACAGTTACTGCTGTAACTCAAGGCGTTATAGGAATTGGATCAGTTCTTACTGGTACAGGAGTTACAACAGGAACAACTATTACAGCTTTTGTAAGCGGATCAGGTGGAACTGGTACTTATACGGTTGGAACTAGTCAAACTGTAAGCAGCACAACTATTACTGGAACAATTACTCCAATTACTATTACTGGTTACTATCAAAGACCATTATCAATAGACTCAGCTTTTGTTCGTGTAAATACAACTTCTAATGGAGTTCCTATTTACAACGGTGGTTTGGACTATCCAGTTGCTGTTCTTAATCTTGAAAATTATGAAATGATTGGTCTAAAAACGCTTAACGGCCCATGGCCAAAGGCGTTGTATTACCAACCAGCAAATCCTTTAGGAAATATTTTTGTGTGGCCAAATCCTGCACAAGGTGAAATGCATATTTTTGCGAGCACTTTATTTACACGTTACAACACGATGTACGACACAATTACTCTTCCTCAAGGCTTTAATATGGCAATGAGATGGTGTCTTGCAGAGCGTTTAATGCCTATGTACGGAAAGGCTTCTCAAACTCAATTGCAGATGATTAACACCTTTGCAGCAGGAGCAAAAGCCACTATTAAACGTACCAATATGAAGCCTCCTCAAACTTCTCGTTATTCCGATGCAATTCTTTCCAGCAGACAAAAAGATGCTGGTTGGATTCTTTCAGGTGGGTTCTTTAGATAATGGCTGATTTCGGATTCGTTGGCGCATCTTACGAAGCTCCTAGTATCTATCAAGATGCTCAGGAATGTATCAACTTTAGACCTGAAATAGATCCAACTAAAGGTCAAGGAGCTAGAGGAGTTGTTGCTCTTTATCCTACGCCTGGACTTACCAATCAAGTAACACTTCAAAATTCTGCTGTTGTTCGTGGTATGAGAACAGTAAGCGGTGGTCAATATTGCGTTGCAGTATGCGGATCTTATGTGTATGTTCTAAATTCTAGCTTTACTCCTACTATTGTTGGTCAATTAAGCACTTCAACTGGTCAAGTAGGCATTACAGATAATGGATTAAACGTATACATTGTTGATGGTTCTTATCGCTATACATGGAGGATTTCTAATCCTGCTGCTGCGGTATTTCAAGGAACAATTTCAGGAACAACGCTAACAGTAACTCGTGTAATTAGTGGAACAATCGCTGCAAATCAAGCCTTATTTGGCGTTGGAATACCGTCTGAAACTGTAATTGTTAGCGGATCAGGAACAACTTGGACTCTTAATCAAAGCGCTAGTATTGGAACAGCAATTCAAATGAATTCTGCTGCGGTAGCTGGTGTTATTACAGCTTCAATGTCAGGAACTACCTTGACCGTTACTGCTGTATCAAGCGGAACTATATATCCAGGTCAAACAGTACAAGGCACAAGCGTTACTTCAAATACGATTGTTACAGCATTGGGTTCAGGAATTGTATTAAGTACGGCAATTGCTACAGCAGGAACTGGTTATGCAGTAAATGACACCATAACGGTTTTGGGAGGCGTTTATGGCTCTAGTCCTGCTACTTATACAGTTACAGCTATTGGAGGCTCAGGAGCTGTTTCTACGCTTTCTCAGACGTTTTCAGGAGCTTATGTATCAACTCCAGCAAACGCAGCTTCAACGTCTTCTAATGGATCAGGAACTGGTTTAACTTTAAATTTAACTTTTGGAACTGGAACTGGAAATACTGGCAATTATGTAATTAATAACAGTCAAACAGTTGGTTCTGAAACTATGTATTTGTTAAATTTCAGCATAATTCCTAGTTCTGACGGTGCTTTTACAGGAGGATCGTCAGTAGATATTGTTGATAACTATTTTGTTTATAACAGACCAAATACACAACAATGGGCTGCATCCAACCTACTTTCTCCAATTACTTATGGATTATCTTTTGCCAGCAAATTTACAGGGCCTGACAATCTTGTTTCGTTGATTTGCGATCATGGTCAAGTCTATTTATTAGGTGAAACTACTAGTGAAGTATGGGCAGATCAAGGTACGTTTCCTTTTGCTTTCCAGCGTATTCCTGGCTCTTCATCGCAGCATGGAATTGCATCGCAATTTTCATTAGCTAAACTTGGAAATTCTTTTGCATATGTAGCTAAAAACAATCGTGGTCAAGCTGAAATAGTTATGATGAATGGCTATTTTCCACAACGTATTTCAACTCATGCAGTAGAAAATACTCTTGTAAATCAAAATGTTAGCGATGCTATTGCTTATACATATCAGTTAGAAGGTCATGAATGCTATGTAGTTACATTCCCAAGCATTGATTTAACTTGGGTTTATGACATATCTACTCAGCTTTGGCATAAATGGTTATCTGTAGACAATCAAAACAATTTTCATCGTCATCGTTCAAATTGTGCTGCTGTATTTCAGAATTTGGTATTAGTTGGAGATTACCAAAATGGTCAAATTTACAGCTTAGATCCCAACAACTATACCGATAATGGCGATGAAATTCGTAGAGTTCGCAGATGTCCTCATTTAGTAACTGATTTTCAACGTCAATATTTTGAAGAATTGCAGATTCAGTTTCAACCAGGCGTAGGTTTAGAAGGAATTACAGATCCTCCTTTAAACCAAGAAACAACTGGAGCTGTTCCTCAAGCTATGTTGCGTTGGTCTAATGATGGTGGTTCTACTTGGTCTAATGAACATTGGTCGCAAATAGGCAAAGTTGGAAAATACAAAAACCGTATTATTTGGCGCAGATTAGGTCAAGCAAGAGATCGTATTTATGAGGTCGTTGTTACTGATCCAATATTTGCTTGCATAATTTCTGCAAACCTTAAAGCCAGCGTAGGAGAAAATTAATGGCAAATATTCTTTGGGGAAACAGTCAGTCAAACAGTTATCCAAATACGCCTTTGCTTGACGAACAGACAAAAATGCCAACTAGAGCTTGGCAGCAATATTTATTGAATATTTTGAACTTTTCCAGCGCTACAAACGCTACTGCTGGAACTGGAACTCTTCCAGCAAAACCAGTAGGTTTTATTAATATTACCGTTCAAGGAAAGCCTTTTAAAGTTCCTTATTACAACGTCTAAGAATATAATCGGAAAATGTCAGAATATTTCAATAAAATCGCTTGTGGTTTAAATGTAATGCCTCTACAAATAGCTTTGCGGAGGCAACCAGCGCTTTTTGGTCAATACAATCAGCGTTGTACAGGAGATTCTCCTCATCGAGATACCAAAGATATTTGGGTTAGATATAACGGTATTGAAGACAAATTAGGCGATGTCGACCAAATCAATGCGGAATCGGATTTTAATAAAGAACATAGACCAGTTTGGTGGAAAGCCTATTATCAGCTTCCACAAGTAAGACCTATTGTTTTTGACGTAATGTCATTAGTAGAAGGTGAAGAACTTGGAACTGTAATCCTTATTAAGATTCCTTCAGGAAAACAAATTTTTCCTCATACAGATAGTGGTTGGAGCGCAGGATATTATGAAAAATATTTCATTCCTATCCAAAACTACCAAGGAGCTACGTTCAACTTTCCTGATGGTCAAATTGTGCCTTCCATTGGTGATGTTTATTGGTTTGATAACAGTATTGTTCACAATGTAACCAATAACTCTCCTGAAGACATGATTTTGCTAATCGTGACGATAAGATCAGATAAGGTGAAATAATGAACGTAGGCGAATTATTTAACCAAAAGCATCATTTTTCTGATGGTTTATATGCTAAAGAAATGCATATACCAGCAGGATATGTAGCAGGATCGCATTTACACAATTACAGTCATATAAGTATTTTGTCTAAAGGAAGTGTAAGCGTAACTGTAGAAGGTGTAACTACTGACTATACAGCTCCTGCTTGTATTGAAATTAAAGCTGGTTTACAGCACTTGGTTTTATCTAAAGAGGATTGTGTTTGGTTCTGCATTCATGCAACCAATGAAACAGATGCAGACCATATTGACGAAGTTTTGATTTGTAGGAAGGATTAAATATGCCATTCGGATTCGCAGCCGTAGCAGCAGCTTCTTTGGTAGGAAGTCAAATGCAAGCAGATGCTGCACAAAATGCAGCAAATACACAAGCTGCTGCTGGTAGACAAGCTCAACAAAATTTATTAGCTGCTGGTCAGCAAGCTGCTGGTAATTACACACCTTATCAGAATATTGGTCAAACAGCGATAAATCAATTAGGCGCTCAAATGCCTTATTTGACTACTCCTTTTACAAACCAAGATTTAAACGCAAATCTTGCTCCTAATTATGCTTGGCAACTTCAACAAGGTCAGCAAGGAAATTTAGCAGCAAGTAATGCTACAGGCGGTATGGTTAGCGGTAATGCTCAACAAGCATTAAATCAATATAACCAAAACTTTGCTTCTACTGCTTATCAACAAGCGTTTAATAATGCTCAAGCAAATCAAACTAATATTTACAATCGCTTGAATGGTATTGCTGGTCTTGGTTTACAAGGAGCTACTGGTTCTGCAAACGCTCAACTTGGTACAGCTACAAACGTAGCAAACATTACACAAGGTATTGCTAATGCTCAAGCTGGAGCGCAAATTGCCCAAGGAAACGCTTATGCCAACGGTTTAAATACTTTGGGCAACGTAGCTTTTATGGGCGCTCAAAATACTGGTGGCAATAATTATGTAAATAGCTTGAGCCAAGGAGCACAAAATAATTTAAGCAACTTTGGATCTTCTACTCAAAGTAGCAGCGTTCCTGTAAATGCTCCACTACCATATTCTCCATCGATGGAATAAGGAATAAAAATGGCATCTTTATCTAATTCTTTAGACTCTAGCATTTATAGCAATATTAAAGCTCCTGAGCAAACTTCATTGAGCGATATGATCCAAATGGCTCGTGGATCTTTGCAATACAAAAAAGAAAAAGAGCTTTATGCTCCTTCTATTCGTAAAGCAGAAGCTGACACTCAATCAGCAGAAACAAGCGCTGCAAACTCAGAGTTTGACTTAAGGCAAAAAAAACGTGCTTTGATGTTAAATGCTGCAACTCCATATGCAAACAATAAAGATGTATTGGAAGCAGCAAATTTGCCTCCTAATGCTAGTCCTGCTCAAGTTAAAGCAGCTCAAGAAAAACTCCTTAAAGTTAACGATGACATCAAGCGTAATTTGTTAGCAAGCGGTTTAAGTCATTCGGATATTGCACAACATATGCTTCCTTTGGATCATGTTGCTTTGACTCAACCTAGCGCCTATAAACAGCATTTAGATTATGGTATTCAGTCTGCTGCTGGAGCGCAAAATATTGCTACTCAAAATCAACCTACTCTTACAGATCTTGGCGGTCAAAAAGGATTTACAACTCCAGCAACTCAAACATATAACCCAGTTAACGTATCAGGCGTTCCTGCTGGAAGCGCTACTGCTGGTGGAGGAGCTGCTGGAACTGCTTCAACTGGAGGAGCTGCTGCTCCTTCTGCTGCTGCTGAACCAAATTTAGTTCCTATTGAACCTAGCTTTAGAGCTACATCTCCTACCAACTTAAGCACAGCTCAACAAGATCGTTATAACTACGGTAGAAATTTAGTTATTGATCAAGCGGAAACTACTCCAAAAGTTCAACAAGGTTTGCAAACTTTGCGTGAAATTGACAAATATGCTTATAAAGCTGCTGGTAGTGCGCCAGGTCAAGTTCTTAGAGCTGCTGGTCGTTGGATTGGCGGTAGCGCTGATTACGACTCGTTGCTCAAAAACGTAGCATTAAACCAGCAACAAGCTGCTCAACGTATGGGCGTTAAAACCGATTTAGGAGCTGAAACTAATGCTGCTGCTAGTGGTTCAGCAGATATTACAGAAAAGGCTTTAAGACGTATTACAGCTAGAGCAGAAGCTGATCTTGGAGCTGTTAACAAATTCAATCAAGGTCTTGAAAATTTTGTCAAAAAACATGGTGAAACTACCGGCCCAATGAATGCGGAAGTATTCCAACGTCAATGGGCGCAAAACTATGACAGTCGTATTTTTATGCGCCAGCAAATTCTTGAATCCAATAAGAGCAAACTTGAAAAAGAGTTTGAATTAAAAGAGTTGGAAAAAGGAATGACTGAAGCTGAAGCAAAAACATTAAGACAAAAAGCAATTAATCTTGCTAGACTTCAAAACGGTCATTACGCTAAAGGTTATTAAATATGGGTTACGATTACGAAAATGATCCTGCGTTTAACTTTGGAAGTTATGCAAAGAAATCAGGATTAAAACTTGAAGGTCTTGATCCTGTTCTTTCTGAGCGTTTAAAAAATGCTAACGAAGAATGGTTATCAGATCCAAGAAATAAGGCTGGAACTGATATTCCAGTTACTAGCTATGCTAGAGATCGTAAAACAGCAAAAGACTTGTATGAGCGCCATAAGCGTGGCGAAAAAGGCATTTATATGCCTGTCAATCCTGATGATTATCCAAATCAACAGATGTTTCATACAAACGCAGTTGATATTTCACAAACTTTTCCTGAAGATTTACTGCATAAACATGGTTTGCATAAGCCTTTTGGCAAAAAAGATCCTGTTCATGTTCAAGCAAATCCAGCTTACAAAGCTCCTTCTGCTGTAGATCCATATAGTGAAGAAAATCCTGCTTTTGGTTTTGGAAAATATGTATCAAATCCTGATCAGGAAGAAGCGGATCTTAGCAAACCAGCTACATATAATCCTAGATTGGCTGCTCAAGGTCAACGTATGCGTGAGCAAGGCAGTAAATTGCAACCATTCGTTGAAGACGTAGCAAAACCATTAGAAGGTACAACTCTTGAGGATCTAAAAAATAGCACTCCATATCTTGCTGCTAGAGCTAACTTAGGTGGCGCTGAAGGCAAAAAAGAAATGGTTGAGCGTGTTGGTGCTGGATCTGAAAAATTTGTTAAAGGTGTACAAGACTTTATTAATGCTCCAAACAAAATGGAGATTATTAAACAAGGCTTGCAAAATCTTTATGAACATCCAGGCGAAGCAGTTGGTGAAGCTGTAAAAAGCACATTTATGCATCCTGAACAAATTCCTGCTGGTAATGCTGTTGCTAAAGTCGCTGGAAAAGTTTTAGAAAAAGGCGCTGGAGCTGTAAAAGGTATTGCTAAAGAAGCGTTCCAAGATCCTGAAATTCTAAAAGCAGTAGATTACTTAAAAGGTAAAACAGGAGAAGTTACGCAAAAAGCAAAAACTTCTATGAAAGAATTGCAAGAAGGTTTCCAAGAAGCTAAACAAGCAACTGAACCTAAAGCAAAAGTTACCGTTGAAGCTGCTCCAACAGAGTTTCAAGGCGCTCCTAACGTAGGAGCTGCTGCTACTGAGCATGAAAACCAAGTAAGAGCGTTATTGGATCAAATGAGTCCTGAGAGCAGAGCTGAACTTGAAAAAGTTCCTCCTCATGAATTAGAAATTCCAGCTCTTGAAAATCAAAGAAAATTTGATAAGTTTGGTATGCGTGGAACTAAAGGTCAGCTTTCTGAAGATGTTGCAAGAATGTCTGACGAATGGAATCAACGTACATTGCCTGGCAATGAAGAATTGTTAGATCGTTTTGTTGAACGAGATCCAAAATTAATTCAAGGAATGAATGACATTCAAGAACGTGCAGCTCCTGAAATCTTTACAAAAGATATTAAAGATTTAGGTCAAATTGCTATTGATGATTTGGTCAAAAAAGATGCTGCAAGACTTGCTGATATTGAGAATAAATATCGTAATTTAGAAGCTGCTAATGGCGGTCAATTTCCTATTGATGTAAACCAATTAAGTCAAAATATTGATAAAGCGCTAAAGTCTAAATTAAAAAGCAAATATTACGAAAGTGGTCTATCAGAAATTAAACATGAGATAGATAATTTTGTAAAAGAAGGTCACATGACTTTTGAAGATTATGAAAACTTGAGAACTAATTTGGCTCAGGAAATGCGTTCTTCAAGTAATGGTAATGTGCGCCAAGCAGCTCATTTAGTTCGTCAAGAGCTTGAAAATCTTCCTATGCCTAAAGAACTTGAGCATATTAAGCCTTTGGCAGATGAAGCTCGTAAAGCTGTTGTAGAGCGTAATAAAGTATTGGAATCAAATCCAGCTTATCGTGCTGCAACAAAAGATACTAGAGATATTCATGAACTTCAAAACGGTATGGAACACGTTGGAGCTGATAAGTTTATTGAAAAGTATGTTTTGGGCAATACAGATGCTGCTTCTAAAGCTAACGTACAAAGGCTTATTCAAGAATTAGGTCAAAACTCACAAGGTCATCAAGCTATTAAAGCTGGTACTTTGCAACATTTAAAACATACTGCTGGCATCGTTGACGATAAAGGTGCTTTTGGTCAAGCTGCTTATAACAAGTTTATACATAAAAACTTAGGTTCTAAGCTAGAAGACATTATGGAAGCTGAACACGTTTCTGATGTAAAGGATCTTGGAGATGTTGCAAGATTGACTGAGCATAGAAAAGGTGGAGCTGGTTTTGCTAATACAAGCAATACTCAATCAGTTGGCGCTAGAGAAGCTGCTAAAAATGAAGCAAAAGAACTTGCTAAAAATGTAACTCTTGGAACTGCTGAAGCTGCTTTAAATACCAAAACTTTAGGTATTGGTGGTACTTTGTTACGCAAAACTTATGGCGGTTGGAAAGCAGGAAAAGAAACAGAAAGAGCAGCAGCAGAACAAGCTGCAAAACTTAGAGAAACTTTAGACTTAGGATCTGCTGCAAGAAAACATAGTCTGTCGGATATACAAAAAGGAAAACAATAATGGCATCAGTTCTTTTATCTCCAGTAGGAAATAGCGGTCAAATATTTACCGACAACAATGGTATTCCTTTAGCTGGTGGATTAATTTATACATATCAAGCTGGTAGCTCAAGTCCTCTTGCTACTTACACTACAAACAATGGAACAACTGCTAACGCAAATCCTATCGTTTTAGATGCTAATGGTCGAGTTCCTAACGAAGTTTGGTTGCTTACTGGTTATAGCTATAAATTTATTATTCAGACTGCTACTGGAACTTCTTTGCAAACTTTGGATAACTTATATCCTATTTTGCAGAATGCTCCTGCAAGCGCTCCTGCTGTTCCTAGCGGTTGTATTTTGTTATGGTCAGGATCTACAGGATCAGTTCCTAGCGGTTGGTATTTATGCGATGGATCTAACGGTACACCTGACCTACGCAATTCATTTATTGTAGGCGCAGGAAATACTTATGCAGTAGGCGCAACAGGCGGTACAGCCGATGCAATCGTAGTAAGCCATACCCATACAGCAACTTCTACTTCTGTGGTTACAGACCCTGGGCATAATCATCAACCAGCAGGCGGTGGTCAATTTAGAACAATTAATTCAAGCCTTAGTCAAGGTGGCGGTTATACAGGCTCAGGCGGTTCTAGTGATCCAAATACCACAACGGCTTCTACAGGCATTACTGTAGCTACAACTACTACTAATGCTTCTGCTGGCACAAGCGGAACAGGTCAAAACTTGCCTCCTTATTATGCTCTTGCATACATCATGAAGGCATAAGGTGATCAATATGTCTTTTGAACTTGACCCGGTTAAATACGGAATCCTTTGGAATAAGGTGGAATCGTATGAACAAAAATTTGAAGAAATGTCTAAAAAAATGGATAAGCTGGAGTCATCAATTGATGAGCTTGTTGGTCTTGCCAATCGTGGTCGTGGCGGTTTGTTTATGGGCATGGGCTTTATTTCAGCTATTAGTTCTCTTGTGGGATTCATAGCTCATTGGTTCAGTTCAAAGTAAGGCGGTAAAAGAAAGTGAACCTATATGTCAGATCCATTCGGTATTACGGAAGGAGTAAAGGCTCTTAGCGGTAGTCTTGATGCCAGCAGAGAAGCTGCAAAAGGCTTATCTAAAAGCATTGAAGGAGTTCAGCAAGATGCAGCAGATATAGCTCAACGTAAAGCAACAGAAAGACGTAGAGCATTACGAGAAGCAGAATTTAAGAAACAAACAGCATTGATTAAAGCATTGGATGATTGGAATAAAAAGAAACAAATTAGCGACCAAGAAGCAAAGTTAAAAATTGATTTTGTTAAGAAGTATGGTGCAAAAGAATGGGAAGCAGTATTAAGAATTAAATTGGATATTGAAAATATGGAACGCAAAGCAAATGAAGAATACCAGCATGATTTAAAAGAAGTTCGTAGAGTCCAAATGATTTGTTTTGCATTGGCAACTTTAATAGCTTGGTATTTGACTTGGGGAATCAAAGAATGAACAATGAAGGATTTGTATGGTTATTGGTACTTTTGTCTATTTGGCTTATTGCAGCAACTTTAATTTTGGGAACGTATTAATTTGTTTAGCATAAGGAAAACATCATGTCTTTAGATCCAATTTCAGCAGCTTTAGATTTAGGCGGTAAATTAATAGATCATTTTTTTCCTGATCCTGCTCAAGCTGCCGATGCAAAATTAAAATTATTGCAACTTCAGCAAAGTGGTGATCTTGCTACGATGACAGCTCAAACTGACATTAATAAAGTTGAGGCTGCAAATTCATCTATATTTGTATCAGGTTGGCGACCAGCTATTGGTTGGGTATGCGCTTTAGCTTTGGCTTATCAATATTTAATAAGACCTTTAGCAGGAACTATTGCTGGTATTGCTGGAATCGTTATTCCTCCATTGCCTGGACTTGATGATAATTTATGGCAATTAATGATGGGTATGCTTGGTATGGGTGGTTTGCGTACTTTTGAGAAAGTTCAAGGAGTTGCTTCAAAATGAACCAAAAAGAACATATTTTAGTGATTGCTGCTTGGTCATTAGTTTGTGTAGTAGTTGCTATGCTTGCTATGTTTGCTTTTGCAGTTATTGATCCAAATGTTGATGACGAAAAAGTATTTCAAATCATAGGGCCAGCTTTTCAAACAATTGTTGGTGGATTTATTGGATTAATTACTGGTATAAAAATAGGAAATAGCGATGACGAATGATCAGTTGGAAGCTCTAGGAATTGATGCTAAATGGCTAGATCCTTTAAACAATACTTTTGATAAGTATGAAATTAATACGCCAACTCGCCAAGCTGCATTTATTGGTCAATGTCAGCATGAGTCAGGAAATTTTAAGACCTTGGAAGAAAACTTGCATTACAGCGCCAAAGGCTTGATGGCTACTTGGCATAGTCGTTTTCCTGATGAAGCTACTGCTGACAAATATGCCAATAATCCTGAGATGATCGCTAATAAGGTCTATGGCGGTAGAGCTGACCTTGGAAATACCGAAGATGGCGATGGTTGGCGTTTTCATGGCAGAGGCGTTATACAACTGACCGGGCGGTCTAACTATAAAACTTGTGGTGATGCCATAGGCGTAGACCTAATAAACGCTCCTGAGCTGCTTTTAGAGCCTCAAAACGCTTGTATGAGCGCTGGTTGGTTTTTCAATAAGAGGAATCTAAATTCTCTTGCAGATAATCAGGATTGGGAAACCATGACCAAAAGAATAAATGGCGGTACATTAGGTTTAGACGATAGAATCAACAAAATCCATAAAGCTATGGATATTTTAGGAGCTTAAAAATGGCAACAAATTTCACTATCAAGCAGCACAAACCAGCAAAACCTACAACAAAAGCGCATTACGTTGTTGAGCGTGAGCATGAGAAAAAAGAGCATAACGAGCTAGTTCGACTAGAAAAGAAGCTCGATAAACATATTAATTTGCCTATGGAAAAGGCTCATAAAGCCGAAAAAGGAAACAGCCAAAAGGCTGCTCCTCTTCCAAATATGCGTAAGTATTAACGCACTCTTGCTACTTTAGCTTTTTTCAAAGCTGCCTCATATTGCTGCTTGGCTTGATCGTCAAGTTTGCGTAGAGGCAGTTCCTGAAAGTATTTGTATTTCGCTTGGTATTCAGGTAGCTCTGACGGTCTAACCCAACCGTATTTAACTCTCCAGCGTTCTTCTATATCAGTTCCTGCTGTAGTCCAAATATGATCATGATCGGTCATAGCATCTCCTTAGAATGGTATATCTGACTCCATATCAGCTAAATTAGCTGCTGGAGCTGCTCCTGCTGGTTTGTCTTCAGGAACATTCAGGTAGGCAAAAATAGCTCCTTCTTTCATAGCGAATAAAGGCAAATTCTCAATCTTAAGCATCAAACCATGTTTGGTTTCAAGCACTACGCCAATAGACTGATACTTCTTTTTTACAGCTCCTGTTTGATCTTTATACTCCGAAACTGCTGCTTTGACAAAATATTTAACTGACATTATTTACTCTCCATTAATTTAACTTCTGCTTCTACTTCATTTAAAAACTGCCTAATTTCTGCTTCCATATAAAGAATAAACTCAGGATCTCTAGGAACATTAATTATTAATAATTTGCTTCTTTCAGGCATTCTTGGATCAAAGCTAACAAAATCACACCATTTAGCACCAGTAACTGCCATCTGAGCTTGCATCTGAATAATATATTTTTGAGGCGGTTTTCCATCTTTTACATAGCTCCAATGCGTAGCAGAGTTTGGACATTTAATCTCGATAAGACCGTCACTACCAACAAGTCCATCAGGAGAGCAGCCAAACCAAGAAATAGAAGGATGATCAATAAATGCGACTTGATCGACAAAATTGCCTGAAGCAACTTCATAAGCAACTCGTGCTTGTGGTTCAGTTTCGATTCCATGTCGCATTGCTTCATTGGTGTAAGATTCTTCTATGGCTTTTGTAACTCGTTGCAAAGCAAGCTCAATCAGATAGTTTCCTCGACTAGCTGAAGCGCCTGATTTTGTCTTTGCAAGTATGTCAGCAACTCTAGAAGCTGTCACCTTTCCTCTACGCAGTTCATGCCATTCTTCCGTTCCTTGTTGCACAGTTGCAACCATTCCAGCAAACGGAATAGGTTCATAAGCTGCCAATCGATCTTCAGTTGTAAATGTAGTCATTATTCAGTCCAAATATAAAAAAGTACGACAAGCATAAAAATCCAACATACAGCTCCAGTAATTGCCAAAATAGTTATTAATAAATTAAACATTACGAGCTTCCTTTTCTTTTCTTAAGATTTCATCAAACATCGCTTTGAGTTGCCAATTCTGACTTTTTGGCATCTTTGGCTGCGGAAATCTTAGCGACTGCGGATTTGTCTTTTGAGAGCTGGTGATAGGCGTTACCGTATATGACTTTGAGTTCATCGATGTCTTTCGCTGTGTTGATTGCTTTAATCCAAATATCTGCTTGATCTGTTAGGTCTACTGGATCTTCATCAGGAACGTCTTCTCCAGCATAGATATACAGACCAATTCCATGAAGCGCAATAGCTTTAGCTAAACAACGCTGCATAGCTGTATTTACATCCATTGCGTTAGGATTTTGAATAGCTTTGTTTTGGTGGTTCAAAACAGGAAGCTGCGCTGTCATTGTTTTACCAAAAGCGGTAACGGAACAAAAGACCATTAGCGTTTCAGCGAAATAGACAGGATCTTTATAATCCCATGTAGCGCTAGGATCGAGCTGTAGGAGCTGATCTACTGCCCAAGCCCAACTTAGGTATGTAAATTTACCTTTGCGGTCTGTGTGCTCGTTTACGTTGATTTTGCGTAGTTCTAAAAATTTACTCATCACTTTCTCCTTAAAAATCTAAATTGGCTTGCTGCATCATGTCTGTCTGAGCATTGATCATGCTACGAACTAAACAATCAATCATATGTTTAGCGTGATATTTGCTGTAGCTTTCAGAGTCTAAAAAGCTCTTGAGAATAACTAAAGAACTAAACATTTCGTCTAATTGGTCGTAAATCTCATAACAAGCTACTTCTGAACGGTTATATTCTTTTTCCATCACTTACTCCTTAATCGTTAATTTCAAATTCAGCTACATCTAAAGCAAATCGTTCCATGTAATCACAAGCCATAGAAATTAGTTTGCGACCTAGAGCCTCATAATTTCCTGTATCGATAACGTCTTGAATCGCTTTGTCCTCGTCTACGCCAAGCTCGGAAAGCATTTCTGCAATAGCTGAAGTAGTACGGTAATCAAACTTACCACCAACTTTGAGCATATCCCAAGCTCGTGCCTCAATTTCATCTGAACGATCATCGTAGTCTTCAGACTCGTAGTAAGCATCGTGTCTTGACATACCCATGATTAAAATCCTCCGTAAACAAACATAGCTGCAAACAAAATACCCAAAAGAATTACGCCTACCCAATCAATAATTTTTTTCATGATTTTTCCTTAAAGTCCAGCGCCATCTTCAGCAAAATAAGCCTGAACAACTGCATCAAACAAATTTTGTGGGAGAGCCATTTTTTCAACAACTGCTTCTTTGCGATAACCTTGTTGCAAAAGAGTTGCGAATTTTTCAACTAATGCATAGTCAAAAGTTAAACCAAGTTCGGTACAAGTTTTCATCTAAATTTCCTTTCGATTAATTGAACTGCTAAGTAACACTATACAGATTTTCACAAATTTACACAAGTATTTGAGGCTTTGATGTTTTTACGCAACAAAGCCTCGTTTTTTATTAAATTTCTACGATTTGAACATCAGCATAAAAACGAACTGTATCTAAAGCTGATTTATGTTTACGATGTTTGAGGCAATAGTTTTTTGCAGCAGAGGCAACTTTTTGAGCTAAAGCCAAGCTGCCACTCCAGCCTTCAACTGAATATTGCTCATATTCACCAGCTTCAATTGCTGTTTTAACTTTAGCAACTTGAGCAGCACGATATTGAGCTTGGTGAGCTTCCATTCCAATAGCTAAGATTGCTTGACCTTTTGCAACATCTTTAGCGATGTCTTCAGATTTTTCCCAAGAATACACTTCAGCTTTGCCTTGTGCATGATCAACCATATATTGAGCATTGGTGTCTATTTCTAAGTTAGCACGTTGCAAAGCATATTCAGCACATCTTTTGACTAAAACAACGTGTGTGTATTTACGAGCTGTAGTGCGTGTAAATTCTTGACCGTTAAATTTAACTGTTAATTTTGTTTTCATCTTAATTTCCTATCTTCACTTGGTTAATAAAAGGTGCTGCGATAAGTAACACTATACACGATTTTTACTTTGCAAACATATTTTCTACAATTTGTTGCTTTTTTGCATTATTTGCACAAATGTTTTCACATCGTGTATAGTTCAGGAAGTTTAACAGAAAAGGAAGTATATGAACCCAATGGATCTACTGAAAATCGAGTTTAGAACGCTGGAATCTCTAGCTACTAAGCTCGGAATACCAGCAAATACCGTCTACCAATGGCATAAAAGTAACATTCCGTTCAAATGGATTAAGGATATAGAGGAGCTGTCAGAGTACCGTTTAAATCGTGAAATGCTCAGACCTGACCTATTTAAAAAGGACTAAAAGTGAACTTTTATCCATTCCATATTGGAGATTACGTCAGTCATACAGCGCATTTATCTGATGCTGAAGATTTGGCTTATAGAAGGATGATCGACTTGTATTACATGAATGAACAACCGTTCAACGACTGTTCAACTGTAGCAAGACGAATCCGTTCAACTCCTGAAGTTGTAGAAAATATTTTGATGGAATTCTTTGTTTTAGAAGAGGATGGAACGTGGCATAACAAGCGAGTTGACGAAGAAATTGCGAAGTATCACAACCGTCTAGACCAAGCCAGTAAAGCAGGAAAGGCATCTGCTGAAGCTCGGTTCAACAAGCGTTCAACTACCGTTCAACCAACCAAGAACCAAGAACCAAGAACCAAGAACCAAATAATTACGCCTGAAGGCGTTAGTGATTCTGTTTTTAAAGATTTTAAGAAGTTGCGTGAAAAGCATAAAGCACCTATTACAGAAACAGCTCTTAAAGGTCTTAAACGAGAAGCTGAGAAGGCAAATATGACTCTAGAAGCTGTCATGACACTTTGCTGTGAAAGAGGCTGGAGAGGCTTTAAAGCGGAATGGATTAAAGAAGCTGAAGAGAAATCAAAAGAATTGCCTTTAGGAACTGATGCTCAGATCGAAGCTGCTTATCGAGCTGAATGCGGAGATCCAGCCAAATCTAGGTTTAATTCGTACTACGAGATGAGAAATTACATTGTTGCTCAAAGAGAAAAAAGGAAGGCTGCCTAATGTTTTTCAGATACTACATTTATGACGAAATGGGCGAATTGATGCGTAAAACTCGTTCTTTGCATGAAGCCAAGGAAATATGCTCCATTAGAAATGGCTGGAGCTATGTCAAAGTCAAGGTACAAAAGCCTAAGATCGTTTTCGAGGATGCTCCATTTTGAAGACCTTGATTATCGAGAGTTGCGAAAAGCGTGAGATCAAATCCAACTTCACTATGGTTCATGTCAAAAATGCAGTCATTTTGCGTGATGAATTAGGCTGCGACTTGATTAGCCATATGGAGCATATTCCAAGCGTAATCAACAACTCCTACGATGCGATTATTTGCGTGTATGCCTCTCCGTACATGAAATACAACGCTTACATGGAAATTCTTGATAAAAATCCTGATGCAAAAGTTTTTTGGCTTATGAATGATCATGATGTAGAAGGCAATATCTTGCTGCGTAAATGGATCGAAAAGTATCAAAAACAGCATCACATGATTTGCAATAATCCAAGAGAAGGTTACAGAGGCTGGATTTTACGCAGGAATATTGCTGAAAAGACCATGAATGATTGGATTGACGAATGGCATACCGTCAACCTAAATACGCTTATTTTTGATGAGCAGACGTTTAAAGATACTCAAGACCATTGGAATCGTGATGAGATCCTTTACTACGGTACTTTCCGTAAGCATCGCATCAAAGATATGAAAGACTACAACGGAGCTGGTTATCGACTCAGCTCAAACCGTAGAAATCACTTGAAATATCAAGAAGCTGGTATTGAAGCTAAATTCATTGAAAAACTGATTTGGGATGAGTCTAAGGTTGATATGTTTGAACCAATAGGTATGCGCCTCAAAGACTTTAAATTATCGATTTATTTTGAAGATGAATGGACTCATGAAAACTATGCTTTTATGGCAAATCGTTTTTATGAATGCGTTATGAACAATACGCTTCAGGTCTATGACTATCGCTGTCAAAAGACTATAGACCGTAGTGGTTACAACATTCATCCTATGCAAATTGTTAAAAATGCTGACGAGCTGCAACTCTTATATAAGACTTTGCAAGAAAACAATATTTTGTATTTGGAGCTGCTATCAGTTCAGCAGTCAAACGTACCAATCATTTTGAAAGAAAAGAGAGAAGTTATTGAAACAATCAAAGGAGCTTTGGGTGGATGAAGAGCTTCATCGTCATCGCTGCGCTGTTAGGCAGCTTATTTACTGGAGGAGGACTTTGGGATTAAGGCAGTTTAGAGAGTTGATGCATAAGCATAAGTTTGATTGGAAGTTAATAAGAGATTTTGAAGAGCAATGGACTAAAGGCAATAGAGCTGATCAATATGGAGAATGGAAATGAACAATAAACCAGTAGCGTTTATGTGTCCGACAGGATTGGAATACAAGCAATCTGAAAAAGATTTTATGTATAACGATTCTTTATATCCTAAAGATAAAAACTGGATTCCACTCTACACCCATCCAACAAAGACACTAACAGACGAGGAAATAATTGAAGTTTGGGATGAAAATTGCATTGTGCTTGATACAGATAGAACAATTATTGAATTTGCTAGAGCAATACTAAGAAAGGCACAAGAAAAATGACATATTTAGATTGGTTTTATGTTTTTATTGGATTTGTCATTGGCTGGAATATTGATAACTTTTTGAATTTTTTATTAAGAAAGG